GCCTACGCTAAAGCTGTTGGTGAACGAGGTGAAGATGGAGGTACAGCTTTCAGTGAGGTTTATCAACAATATCGCTTAGCTTTGGCAGATGCTGTAGCCATTGAGCGTAACAGATACGATGAAGAAACTACTTGGGTTGATGTCTGATGGTAGCTAAAATCTTAACCACAACTGTAGCAGCTCCGGGATTCATGGGGTTGAATACACAGGATAGTTCAGTCTCTCTAGAGGCTGGCTATGCTACTGTGGCTAATAACTGTGTGATTGATAAGTTTGGACGTATTGGTGCTCGTAAGGGATGGTCTACATCTCACGCAACTAATAGTGACTTAAGTGATGCTAACGTCAAAGCTATCGGTGAGTTGATTGATAACTCAGGTAACTCATACATTATTGCTGCTGGTAACAATAAACTATTCAAGCTTGTAGGTACTACACTATCACAGTTAACCTACGGAGGTGGTGGTACAGCTCCTACAATCACAGACAGTAACTGGCAGATGGCTCCGTTGAATGGAGTCTTATATCTCTATCAAGCTGGACATGATCCTTTAGTGTTTGACCCTGCAGTAAGCTCAACTACATTTAAGAGAGTATCTGAGAAGACTGGCTATGTAGCTACAGTGTCCAGTAACAACTGTGTTATCAGTGCCTATGGTCGTACATGGTCAGCTAATAATGCTTCAGTTAAGAGTACCATTCAGTTCTCAGACTTGCTATCAGGTCATGTCTTAAGTACAGGTACAGCTGGTACATTGGATGTATCTCAAGTGTGGCCTAATGGTGCAGATGAGATTGTATCCTTAGCTGCACATAATAACTTCTTGATTGTCTTTGGTCGTAGACAGATTCTTATCTATTCCAATGCTACAGACCCTAATAATCTAACATTGTCAGATGCTATCACAGGTATTGGCTGTGTAGCTAGAGACTCAGTAGTAGCTACAGGTGGTGATGTAATCTTCTTGTCTGACTCAGGTGTACGTTCATTGATGCGTACCATTCAAGAGAAGTCAGCTCCAATGAGAGACATCAGTGCCAATGTACGTGATGATATTGTACTGGAGGTTAGTCTTGAGACTTCAGCTGATATTAAAGCTATATACTCAGACAAGGAAGCTTTCTATCTGTTAGCTTTACCAGCTCGTCAGTTAGTGTACTGCTTTGACATGAGAGCACCTCTACCTAATGGTGCTAACAGGGTTACAACATGGGATGGTTTAGTTCCAACAGCTTTTAAGTACACTCGTAATAAAGACTTACTGTTTGGAAGAGCTGGATACATTGGTAAGTATGATGGCTACAAAGACAATGCTAACTCATACTTGATGAGATACTACACTAACTACTTTGACTTCCAGTCACCAACTGTGATTAAGATTATGAAGAAGGTAGGCGTAACAGTTATTGGTGGTGGTGGTTATCCAGTTACTTTAAGGTTTGGCTTTGATTACAGTGATATTTTAAACACTAGACAGTTTGACTTAGCCAATGCTGCAGTAGCTGAATACAACATAGCTGAATATAACATTGGTGAGTATGGTGGTACAGCCTTCGATAATAAGATTATTAACATTGGTGGTTCAGGTAAGGTTATTCAACTTGGCTTTGAAACCAGTGTATTTAATAAATCAATATCCATTCAGAAACTTGATGTCTATGTTAAGACAGGGAAGACACGATAATGAGTAACTATACAAAAGCAACTAACTTTGCAATCAAGGATAGCCTGAATACAGGTAATCCAAGCAAGATCATTAAAGGTACTGAAGTTAACACTGAGTTTGATAACATTGCATCAGCAGTGAATTCTAAACCTGATGCTAATAACGGTGCATTGACAGGCACAACCACTGCGGTAAATCTTACTGTCTCTGGTACTTTTACAGCAACAGTTGACGGAGGCACATACTAATGGCTGATTGGACAGACTTAATTGGCCCATTGTTGGGCACTGCAGGTAGTGTATATAGCTCTAATCAAGCTGCTAATGCTACCACTAACGCTGCTGCACAGGCTGCACAGGCTGCACAGTTCCGTCCTGTAGGAGTTACTACAAGGTTCGGTAAGTCAGGATTTAACTATGACCCTACAACTGGACAGCTGATTGGTGCTGGTTATCAAGTAGCTCCTGACGTAGCTGCAGCTCGTGAAGGTCTAATGGGCTTAGCTGGTACTGGTATCGGTCAAGCTCAAGCACAACAGGCTGCTCAGACAGGTATAAATACAGCTGGTCAAGGACTGTTTAACTTAGGTGCTAAGTATCTTCAAAAGACTCCTGAAGATGTAGCTAAAGCATACATGACTCAGCAGCAGCAGTTACTTGCTCCCGGTCGTGAACAACAGATGGCTCAGTTGTATAACCAACAACAACAGCAAGGACGTATGGGTCTAGCTACCGGTGGAACTATGGCAGGTTATGCAGCAGGTGATCCCGGATTAGCGGCTACTAACCCTACTATTGCAGCGGCAATGAATGCTCGTGCACAACAAGATGCTCAGTTAGCTGCTAATGCTCAGACATTCGGCAATCAACAAGTACAGTTCGGTCAAGGATTGATGACTGGTGGTTTGAATCTTCAAGGTGCTGGTTATGGTTTGCAGACACAAGCTCTAGCTCCATACACTAACTACATGGCAGGTGCATCTAATATTGAAAACTTAGGTCAGAATGCTTTGACTCAAGGTTTAGGATTGGGTTCATCTATTACAGCAGGTTCTACAGCAGCAGCTAACATTCAGAATGCTGCAGCACAACAGGCAGCAGCTTTGCAGATGCAACGTAACAATGCTGTAGTTGGTGGCTTAACAGACCCTATCAGTCAGTTAATTAGTGGTCTATCTAGAGGTAGTTCTAACTATCAACAAACAGTTAATCCATACTTCCAGACAATCGGTTAATAATAAGGAATAACATGGCAACACTACCACAAGGTTTATTCGGAGGCATGGGTACTCCTGAGGAAATGCAACGACAGATGACAGAGCAAAAGGCTATGCAGTTTGCTACTATGACTCCTCAACAACAGACATCATATAACATCTACAAGAACACAGGTAACTTAGGTCGTGGCTTAGCTGGTGCTTTTGGTGTAGACGTACAAGACCCATCTATCAAGAGAGCTACTATGCTTCGTCAGATGGCTTCTCAGTATGATACTAACACACCTGAAGGTTTGAAGCAGATGGCTCAAGCTTTACAAAGTACAGACCCTGAGTTGGGCTTTCAAGTGATGCAACGTGCTCAGGCTATGGAGTTGGCTGAGGCTAAATTAGGTTCTGAACAAGCTCTTAAAACACAACGTGAACGTGAGAAAGAAGCTGCAGATCCTTTCCAGAAGTTGTTAGAGAAGGGTGTGTACAAAACAACTAGTCTTAAGAAGTTTAAAGAATCAGGCGATCCGGCTGATCTGCAGTTTAAAGATTCAGAGGCTAAAACAACAGTAATTAAAGCTGATGGTCGTACTAAGCTTATTAACTCACTAACAGGTGAAGTTATTGCTGATCTAGGTGTCGCAGGTAAGACGCTTGAAGAATCACTAGGTGCAGGTCTTGGTAAGATGGGAGAGGCTCTGGCAGGTGCTCAAGCTAAAGCTGCAGGTACTGAGGCTGGTAAAGGTGTTGGTAAACAATCTGTTGAAGTCCAAGGTAAGTATACAGCTATGGATTCCATTGACGATGCTTTGGCAATGGTTAAGAAAGGTATCTTTGCAGGAGGCTACGGCCCAGCTATGGAAGCTACCGCTAAATACACCAAAGGAGCTGTAGGAGGACAGAAGACACTAGAGAATACAGAACAATTTAGAGCTTATATTGGTGATGTTGTTATTCCTCGCTTGCAAGAGTTTGGTGGTAATGACTCAGTTGAAGAACTAAAATACTTGCGTTCTGTGATGGCTGGCGACACAACTCTTGAATCTGGCTCAATTAAACGAATCCTTCAAACAGCTAAAACTAAGATTGATAAAGGTGTTAAACGCTTGGAAGCACAGCAACAAGCAACACTAAAAGGAGAACCACTACCTCTTGGCCCTATAAAAGGAACGGTTAAGTGGTCTGATTTACCTAATTAAGGAATAATATGGATATTGAACTTCCAAATGGGACAATCCTTCAAGGTGTTCCTGAAGGTACGTCAAAGGCCGACATTCAAGCTAAGGCCATTAAAGCTGGCCTAGCTACAGCGGCTGACTTTGCACCAGCTAAACCAGCACAACCTCAAGAAGCTCCCAGTGGTTTCTTGCAAGGTGTTATGGATCCTGTCTATGGTGCAGGTCAGTTAATGGCTAAAGGTATGCAAGCTGTCGGTTTCTTTCCTAAAGAGGCTCAAGCTTTTGCTGAGAGAGTAGTTCCTCAACGTGAGCAACAATATCAAGCTCAACGGGCTGCTGCAGGTGAAGAAGGTACAGATTGGGCACGTCTAGGCGGTAGCTTATTAAGTCCTGCTAACTTACTTGCTGGTGGTGCTGTAGGTTCTATGGTTGCTAAGCCTCTTATGCAAGCTGCTGCTGTAGGTGCAACTCAGGGTGCTTTAGCTCCTGTAACAGATACTGAAGGTTTTACTGAAGAAAAGCTTAAGCAAACTGTAGGTGGAGGTATCTTTGGTGTAGCTGGCGCTGGTTTAGTTAAAGGTGCTGGGGCTGTTCTTAATCCTTTAGTATCTAAAGCTGAGCAGACAATGCGTGACCTTGGGGTTAAGATGACTCCCGGTCAAATCGTTGGAGGTCAAGCTAAAGCTTTTGAAGAGTTTGCTGAGAACTTGCCATTAGTAGGTTCCTATATCTCTAATGCTAAAGAGCGTGGTTTGTATTCTTTTAACAAGGGAATTATTAATAAAGCATTGAAGAAGATTGATGACACACTTCCTGAGGATGTTATTGGTCGTGATGCTGTTCAACATGCTAATAAAGCTGTGT